GTCGGAACAAAATTTCAAATCAGCTTCAAGAATCAATGGCAACTGAATCATGGCAGGAGGTCTTGTCCTTGTATCACAATCGAAATGGCCACACCCAAATCCCTGAGATGGAAGCCCTAGGTAAAGTGACCTTCAAGGTGCAAGTTGATGCTCCAATTGTTGACATTCAGTTCGAGAGCTCTAGTCGAGGGAGCACTGTGTTCGGACATCAAGCTGATGACCCTGTCAGCTTGACTCGTGCTGAGGTCTTGCGCCTACCTCACAATTTTGTACACGCGGTTTTATCTTCTGATTTGATGGCACCAGATATCATGGGCCTCACTCCTGATATTGGAGTTTGGGATGAGGAGGGCAGAATGAACATCATCGAAGTAGTCACCACATCTAATCCGGAGCCTTCAGTGCTGCTGCAGGCAATGTTGGATAAAGCGCTGAAGTACGATGAGCTAGTTCAGCTTGGCAAGGTCTACAAATTGAATGTGGTAGGGGTGAGTCCCATCAAAGCCTACAGTCTCAACGGTGAGATCACCGGATTCGATGGCATGAGGCTGAAGCATGCCTTGAGGAAAGGTCTGGAGATTCGAAGTGCTTTTGAGAAGGAGCATGGCCATCAGGTTGAGGATGAAGATCCTGAGAAACGTCAAAATGTCAGAGAAATACTTACTTCAACTGAGTGGGAAACATATAACAAGGTCTTCAATATGGATCCCATCTTCCCTACACCATTCCCAATGAGGCTATGCTTGCGCAGAGAACCTTTGATTGAAGATTGGAACTCTTTCTTTAGAACTCGAACATTTGAGAAAGATGGGACGAGGAAGAGAGACGCCAGTCACGACACAGTAGTGCATCTGCCATGGGTGAATTGCACTCGATCTGATGAACCCCTTGTTAAATTGTCTGATGGTGTAGATTTCGGAGAAGATATTTACAGCAAGCTTGCTATGGCTGCATTATGGCGATCAGAACTGGATTCTCAATTGGACGTCGAGGAGCTGGAAACTATTAGCATGGTGATGGGGGGCCAGAAGAAGAAGTTGGATAGTAGTCAAATTCTAGAGGATGAGGTCCTAATGAACTGCAATAAGGCTGACAGGATTGAGTTGGCCATGAGAGGAGTGATGAAGAAAGAACTAGAGATGGCACATGAGCCTATAATTCAGATGAAGGTGGACTTGGACAAGAAGGACATAGATATTAACTCAGACACTAGCAACATCCACGAGTTCATACACACTCCGATGGAGTCAGTAGATGATTGCGCATGGGTTTCTGATCAAATGGAGCCTATGTTTGGGACAGATGGCTCTGGGGACTTCGTTGACTTGTTCACCTCTCTCTTGAGGATCAAAGATGTCCATAGATTGATGTTTCTTGAGCTGATTGTTAGAGAAGTGTCTTACAATATGCACAGAAATCCCAAGGACCACGGACAAGGCAAACATTTCATCATTAGGCGCATCCCAGGATTCGCTGCATCTATCGTGATTAGAACAACACGGATGTCAGGGGAAGAGGGTGCTCCTGTCTTCGTGATGCTAGTTTACCACACCACAGAGAGCATTGATAATAGAATTTTTGAGAGCTCTTGGGGCTTAGGAGGCAAAGGGTGGTATCGCACCAACTTCTTCTCTTTGAGTGTTAGGAAGATCGAGCATCTGCAGGGGATCTGTGCGCAATCACTGGCTCTATTAGGATTGTGCATCGAGCAGACTGCTGGGGGTTTGACACCAGTGGTTGAGGCCCGTCAACTAGACATAGTTCAACCAATGTGGAGATGCTTGATCTTGATTCTCTTAGAGGATAAGCAGAACACCAGCAGCAATCTGCAGCAGCTTAGATATTATTATATGGAATTATTCTCAGGGATGCCTGGCTGTAAGGGGCGCTCATTGAAGGTGTTGGCTAAGTTTAGTGACGTGGTTAGGACCCCCTTAATGTGTTACCTTTATCAAGGATTAAGGGATTGCCACGAGCGGATTCCTGACGATATCGATAAGAAGGTGTTCCAACCTAAACCTCAAGCTGATGAAGAGTCTGAGGGGTCTCTAAGCGTTGAGTCAGTTGCTGATGCTGAGGCTGAAATCATTAGTGAGCCAATCATGACCCCTTTTGGGTTTGAGATCAGATCACCTGATGAGATGCTGCTAGCCTCATACGTGTGTATGCTTCATAACAAAAATGAGAGCAACTATGGGCATGGATCAGTTCAGATTATGGAGAAATTATGCAAGCGACAGATTCAGAGGATAAGATTGCAAGGGGGCAGGAGCTCATATGATTTCCATGTCATCAAGGGAGCAGCTGACCCTGAGGAGATGACTGAGTTCCAGCACTCCGAGCAGGCGGTGTTCCGAGGCTGTGAACTCATTAAGAAAAGGATTTCTTCAATCAGGGGATGGGATCTTGAATCCTGGGATGAACACTCGATGGATCTGATGCTAGACTTTGCTCTCAAGGAGTGCATCTCAGAATTGGCAACTACGAAGAGCTCCACACTGCCATTCAACCCAGATCTGACAGTCACTAGAGATGGGGATGAAATCAACTCAGTCGGCTGTCGGCAGAAGTGCTTCGCAGCAATGATAGAAATCGCCCCTAGCCTTGAGAGTGAGATTGTTGCCCTCAACTTGCACGCAGTGATTAAAGGAATTGTTGAGGAGGAAGGTGGTGTCTTACAAGTCTCGTTATTCAAAAAGAATCAAATAGGGGGAACTAGAGAGATTTTTGTGCTGAGCATGAGAGGCAGGATGCTGGTGAAAGTGTTTTGTGACTTATTCCGAGCCATATGCGAAGCACACCCATCGGAAAGGCTTACTGATGATAAGTCTAAGGACTTGTTTGTTGGCCATCACTTTGAGGAGGTTCACAAGCTGCAGAAGCCTGGATCAGTAACTGCCAAGGTGTCCGGCGACATGACTAATTGGGCTCAATTGTTTTCCTTACATGACTTCATGTCCATGTGCAAATCATTACTACCACAATCGCTATGGGGTTTTTGCTCTATGGTTCTGCAAATGCATCACGATAAGCGCATTCAGCTCCCCAAACAATTGATCGAAATGTTTCTCAGCAGGCCAGATTCGATTCTCTCATCCCCATCAGTAAACGAGCTTAAGAGGCAATTCTTGAGCGGGGGTTCTCTGATCAATAAATTCGGGACCGCTATCCATGCAGAAACTGACATGATGCAAGGGATCCTCCATTATCCATCTAGCGCATACCACTTAGCTCACATGGAATTTTTGAGCGCGGTGATCAAAGATTGGTCTCTAAAGCAGGGGGTGGAGGTTGTGGTGTCATTTGAAGTGTCCTCAGATGATGAGGGATTGCTGATATCTTTCTGTGGAGAGAAGAGTGTGATACATTTAGTTTCGAAGCGCTTCACTAAAGTGTACCCGCACATCAAACACACAGTGGATGTGTATTTTGGTGTGAGAAGCAGTTTTGAAAAGACAACCTTCAGCTTCGCAGACTTGTTTGAGTTCAACTCAAAATTCTACGTAGGGAACACTGTGTCTAGCCCATTAATCAAATTTGTTGCACGTGCCATTGATGACAACCCTCAAGAGTCCTTAGCTAGGAGAGTGTCATCATTGTATTCTTCACTGAGGCAACTTCGAGAGAATGGAGGATCTGGCTTCCTATGCAGCTGGGTGTCAGCTTGTCAGGGGATGAACTATTACATGAATCTAGGAGTTGGAACGATGCTTTGGATGAAGAGTGGGACAATACACCAGATCATAAAGAAGAAGCTCACCTGTCTTGGTTACTATGAGATCTTATCGCCTCTCATCGCTGGGTTAGTGGATGGCACTTATGTCAACTGGAAGCACTCGACTGGGGATGCAGATGCTCAAAAGATCCTCCACCTAATGATGTCTTACGCTCTGCCCCAAGATCTTGATGATTTAGAAACTAGTATGTTCGGTGTTTACCCCACTAAGAAGTACAAGGCTCTGAAGCGTCGGCTAGGGCTTGAATTCTCTAATCGATCGGATTTCGTGACCGAGCACAATCTGATCACGTTCTTGAGCAGGCCTGGAGACTTAGCTAGTGCTGTAGAACACATGAAGAGGTCCTGCTTGAATCCCACGGTAGCCGCATCGATGAGCTGGCTAACTCGCACGACCACACTCCGACTGACTCCTTATCTGATGTGGTCAGCCATGTTCCACAGTAAGACTAGAGATCAGAAGGTGCCCTTGAGGACTTTAATTAGTGATATGGAGTTGCGCACTCTCCCTAGATCAGTCGGTGTGCAAACTCTTTTCCCGATGTGGAGGCAGTTTGCGAGCATCAAATCCATGACAGAGACTGAGCTGGTGTGTGTGCCATTGTCTAGTCGACGCCGACTTAGATACCAGTTTGTGGCACCTTATTACTCAGTCGGAGATCATAGATCACACCTAAAAGATGCTCTCCGGGAGCACTGGTACTCTAAGAGATCAAGGCATCTGAGCCCAAGCGCTATGGATGCAGTCTGGGTTGAAATTAAGTCTGACATCCCTTTCCTGAGTGATGATGGGCCTATGCAAACACTAGCATCCTCCCCTTTTGACACCTTAGACCAGTTGTTAGGGTACTTTGAATCATATGTCGCCCCTAATAAGTTGGTGAAGCTCTTAGCTAGGGGGTCAGTGGATCGAGCGGGCTTGTCAGTCGATAGGCTGCTAAGGTACAATATCTCACCCTTTTATCATTTCACGACCATGGCCGAAGTTAGTGCCCCAGGAAATGATCTCGAGAGCTTGATGATGACCCAGGTGGATGTGAGACCAGGTATCGCAATCAGTGCCTCTTGCTCAGCTATCATGATGCGAGTGGAAGACCGGTTGAAAGCATGGGTCGAGATCTTACATCGTTGCGAAGAAGGGAGGGAAGAAGATCTGCATGACATGCTCATATTAGATCTTCGGAGCATGATTGATCCAGACAAAGTGACGCTGTTGAAGACGATGTCAACCGGCAGCGAGAGGCTAGATAAAGTTAGAGACAAGGTGCTATTCATGCTTGGAGAGCTCCTCTTAACACAGGTGGTGAGGAGATCAGACCGGATCACAGTTTGGCTCGAGACACAACAGCGAGTTGGGACAAGATTCTTTGGGCCAGAGCGAGCTTACATTAAAAGGAAGAATGTCACCATGAAGTATGATTACGATGGTCAGTTTGCCGTAGTCACATCTTCAAACCCAGCTTATGAGGTTCGAGATTCCTTAAGACGTAGGCAGATAGATAGAATCCACTTTGGTCAAGTGATAATCCCGGAGGCCTCTTTCAGTGGTATTAGGATGATCAAAGGCACCAGGGTCATAGTCGCTCGTCGTCCAGATGGCAATTATTGCATGATCAACTTCCCAGACGTTAAGCCCCATAGCTTGCATAGTCGACGTGTCGGTCTCCTTCCCTTATTCATTGAGAAATGGCTATGTCGAGAGGAATTGACAGCTGAGGATTTGAGATCAGCAGCTAGAATATTGGTGGCTGGTGGACCCAACTCCACGTTTGTCAAAGCTTGCATATCGTATGCGAAGAGGGTCACATCCTCAAAGGTTATGATAAGGGTGCAAGAGAGGATGGGGACCCAGCAGCAGGCAGATATAACTGAAGACTTGATTGACATGCATATGGATGAGTTCTATGCAGAGTTCGCAGATGACTTTGGCGAGGGGGCTGATCTTATAGATTTGAGGAGCTTTTACATGGAAGGCAATGCAGAGTTCGCAGCTGAAGCTCAAGGCCTGATGGCGTTCAGGCTTGAAGATACATTCACCACCCTTGATATCAACCCAAGCCTTAGGAAGTTGACGGGGAAGCTGGACACTTTGATTGACTTCAAAGATGATCTAGTTGGGGATATGGGTGAATTGATCAGATATTTTGCTTCAGCTTGATGAGATCTGGGTCTTAATTTGTTTATTGTTCC